ACGTGTCTATCACTGTTCTTCCTGCGACGGATGGTCTTGTTGTATCTACTGCCCCCGTGGTTGTTGTGCCGATCAGATTGACAGTTGTAACCTGAGCAGTTGTCCAAGTCACGATCTCACTTTCTCGGGTAAACTGGTCATAGACAATCACCCGAAGGAGACCTAATGGAAACACTTGCGATCCCACTGTGGGGTCAATTGTCGATCATGGGTTTGTCCCTTGGGTTGAACGTCTTCTTCATCACGCAACTCGCTCGTGGACTTCTGGTGCCGTACAATAGGGTTGAAGCAGAGCAGAAGAACACTGACCGCTGGCAGCACGCATGGGAAATTGGCGACCAGTCGAAGCACGAGGCTACTGATCTTGCAAAGCAGTTGCTCGTTGTCGGACAGAGTATGGAGAAGGTGTTGAACGCACTACCACCCGCTGGAAATGGACGCGCTACGGTACCTCGCGGTAGCGACGATGGTGGTGCGTAAATGTTCTGGCGACACAAGGCGCAAGACGATATAAGAAAGCAGCGTGAATCCGAAGCGAATGCTGCGCTAGAGCAGTCATATCAGGACTACCTCAACTTGCAAGCGTTGAAACCTGAAGTTGAGGCAACTGTCAAGGGTCATGTAAAGTTGCAATTGGAAAACCATTTCGCAGAGCGAATTTGGATTGCGTACAGAGGTGAATACTGATGAATCCTTGGTTGGCTATCCCAACCTTCATTTCGTGTACGGTGTGGGTTATCATGGTGGTCTACTATTGGATACGTGCTAAGTGGTGGAAATCCCCAACAGGGCGTAACACTATGGGTATCTCCATGTTTATCGCGCTCTCATTGGTTCGCATTAGTTATACCCATCTCGATGAAACTCCGCCAGCCGACTTGCCGTTTTGGATGATCGTGATTGGAACGGTGACGTATTCGGGTCTCGGTTACTTCGGTGTCCGCCGTCTCATGCTGGTGCGAGATGCGCAGCGAGAGAAGGCGCGAGAGATCGCTGAAGGTATCCCCCGCAGGCGTTGGAATGACCCAAAGTAGGATAGACTAGTGGGACCACTCGGAACTACAGAATGGAGATGGAATGATCTGGACTGCGGACTTTTGGAAGGGTGCAGGCGAGCGTGCTTTGAAGACGTTCGTTCAGACCTTCCTAGCGTCCTTGATTGCAGCGGTTGGCGCGGCTACTAGTGCTTGGGATGTCCCGTGGGGTTATGGGCTGAAGGGTGCGCTCGGCGTGGCACTCTTGGCAACGTTCTTCTCCGTGGCGACCAGCATTGGTAACACGGACTTCACCGCAGGCAAGGTAGCCACTGGCGAGTGACATAGGAGTTGATCTTCTATCTCCAAGAACCCTCGGTCATTTGACCGGGGGTTCTTTGGGTTTATGATATGGTCATTGTTACAACCATTACTATGGAGGCAACAATGAAGATTGACATTCCCACTCTCGTTGAGAAGTGGACCGAATTCCATGACGAGTCTGAGGACTGGACCGAGAAGAATCTCAGCCTGGAGTTCCTGGACGACCTGAAGGATCTTTCGCGTGGCTAAGGAAGTGGACGTTTCACTCCGCGACAAGAAGTTGTTGGAGATTGCATCCAACGGTGGAACCGGCCATGAGATGGCAGAGGCTACCGGCATGGAACCGGCTGAAGCCGTACTTCGTGTCAAGGATCTATTGAATGTGCACCGTACAGCATTCGATGCATACGAGCGCCGAGAGTTGGCTATGGGAAGCCTGTTGCGGTTGAAGGCCCAGATGGAACGCTCTGGGATCGATGACGCGAATCCGAAGCACGTCGAGTCCTACGCAAAGTTGTGCACGGCCATCGACAAGATGAGCCTTAACAACGAGAAGATGAGTGACGACGATCTCAACAAGGTGACCGAGGCCCAGGCCCGTAAGTTGCTCCAGTTGGTTGAGACCGCTTACGGCTATGCTCGGACCAAGTTGAAGGATGAGTACGGGGACTTCATTGACACCTCGGTACTTGACAACGCTTTCCAGGAAGGACTTCGCCGCGCTTCGCAGGATGTCGTGGTGCTCTGATGTCTAATCTCCTAGAGATGGTCGCTGAGAAGGCGATCACCGAACTCGCGCGGCGCTCACAGAGCGACCGCTACTTTGCGCACCCTGAACTGTGGGCGAAGGAAATGCTCGGTGAGGACGACGGAACCTTCTGGTCTAAGCAGACTGAGATCGGTAATTCCATTGTCAACAACAAGTCCACTGCTGTCAAGGCCGGTCATGGTGTTGGGAAGTCATGGCTCGTGGCCGTCCTAACCTGCTGGTGGATCGACACTCGCTATCCTGACGTGTTCGTGGCCTCTACGGCTCCCTCACAGAAGCAGATTGGGGCTATTGTCTGGCGAGAAATCCGCACGATCAAATCGAAGATTGATGCCCGATTCAAGGCGGGAGAGATCAACCACACGCTTCCCGGGTACATCACCGCAGACAACGAGTGGAAGATCGACGGCGGTACGATTCTGGGGTTCGGACGTAAGCCACCGGACAACAAGACCGACGACTCATTCCAGGGTATCCACGCAGAGTACGTGCTGGCTATCGGAGACGAGGCTGTCGGTCTGACCGAGGACATGATCGACGCACTCGGTAACATTACGTCGAACGACAACTCACGCCGCGTCCTCATCGCCAACCCCACCAACCCGGGCTCCCACTTCGCCACCTTCTTCAAGGAGGACAAGGGCTGGTCTCTACACACCATCAGCGTCTTCGACTCGCCTAACTTCACTGACGAGAAGAACTCGATGCCTGCCAAGGCACTCGCCAAGTTGACAGGTCCCACTTATGTCGAGGAGAAGAAGCGCGAGTATGGTGAGGATTCACCTCGGTACAAGGCCCGTGTGCAGGGGGAGTTTGCTTGGGATCTTGGTGACACTCTCATCAAGCCCGAGGACATTGCTGTCGCAGTGGACTGCACGCGGGGGGTGTATCACTCCACCCCGGTAATTCTGGGTGTGGATATCGCTCGATTCGGTGCGGACAAGTCCGTGATCTATAAGAACGAAAACGGTGCCGTCCGATTCGTCACCTCATGGGAACATGCTCCCGTTACGGAGTCAGCGGACCGTATTCACCGTGCGGCAGTGGATATAAACGCTATTGAGGTTCGCATTGATGGCAGCGGTATTGGTGGTGGTGTAATTGACGTTCTTATGCGCCGCGATGATGTCACGTACACCATCATTGACATGAACCCCAACGGTCAGTCTCCCGAGCGCAAGAAGTGGCACAACGCCCGAGCGTGGTGGTGGGACAAGTTCCGTCTCGATTTGCGTCAGATGAACATTGATCTGGATTCCGACGATCCGAACTATGAGCGTTTGACAGATGAACTTCAGTCTGTTGAATACAAGTTCAACTCACAAAGCGGTGGTCTGGTGGTTGAGTCCAAGGAGGATATGAAGAAGCGCGGCCAGAAGTCACCTGACTTTGCGGATGCTGCAATCTATGCTTCAGCAGATATGGAATATCTCCTGGAGGTCACTGCGCAGGCGGGCGACCGTTTGCGGACCACTCCAGAACAGTTCCTTGCTGATATCCTTGATACTATGCCCGAATATCTCGCGCTAATGCGCTCTCTTTGATAGGACAATGATGGAAAACGACGTAAATCCATTCCAGGAGATGGCAGAGGCGTTCGCGGCACTAAAGGTCGATAACGAAATCCTCCACCTGAAGTTGGAAGAGAGCCTGGCTCAGCGCATCATCGCGCTGGACGATCTGGGCTGGACTCGCATCTTCGGCGGAATGGACGCTGACGAGGACGCTGGCCCCACCATCGACCAGTTGCATGAGGTCGCGGAGAAGTTGCGCCCCGAGGCTGCTACCAACCCACTGCACATTCGTGGCGCTCAGTTGCGTCATTCCTACGTGTTCGGTCGTGGTGTCTACTTCACGGGTGTCGATGAGAAGATCCAAAAGTTGATCGACAACCCGTACAACAAGCAGGCTCTCTTCTCGGTGCAAGCATATGAGACCAACAATAAAACGCTGTTTACAGACGGTAACCTCGTTGTATTGCGTGACGAGAAGACCAACGTCTTGACCATCGTGCCGTTCTCGCAGATCACCGCCGTCCGTAATGACCCAGACGACAACGCCAAGATCCGTTACTTGAAGCGCACCTGGAGTTCCAACGGTGTCGTCAAGAACGTCTGGTACCCACTGGCTCGCTTCAAGAACAGCCGCGTGGGTCGTGGCCGTCGCCCTAGCCAGGCAGGCAGCATTCAGAAGTCGTTCACTGAGGCTGGCAAGAGCGTGCCTGTGTCGCAGGATGTTGTGGCCTATGTGCACACGAGCAATCGGCAGTCTGGTTGGACCTTTGGGTTGCCTGATTCGCTGGGTGCATTGGTGTGGTCGGCTGCGTACAAGGCATACCTTGCTGACAACGCTCAGTTGGTCAAGGCTCTCTCGCTTCTGGCGTGGAAGGTCAGTTCGGCCACGAAGTCTGGTGCGGACACGGCTGCTGCTTCGGTG